TTCACATTCGTGTTCTTTACGAAACTGATCTTCAGATGTATTTTTGATTTGTTGATCACGCCAATGCTCGTCACGACCAGGAACGTCGCTCCAGTGAACGTCAACATAGACAAAGTCGCTGCGTTTCTCTACTGCTTCTGTCCACAACTTATAGTACATGTTTAAACCGTTAGGTGTAGAGATAATAACTAGTTTGGTTGTTTTACCTGAAGAAATTGTCGGGTAGACTGAACTATAGAATTCTTCTGCAATATTATTAGGAATGTGGGCAAACTCGTCTAATAGAATATAGTTAAAAGAACCACCACGAATTGCACTTGGTGAAGTGGCAGCAGCAATAATCTTAGAGCCGTTTTCGAATTCAATAGAATATTTGTTCCACTCTTTAACCCCCTGCTGTAACCATTTAGGTAAGTATTCGTATGCTGTTTTTAAACGATCCATGTGCAATTTAGCAATAGACTGTTTATTTGCAAGAATAGCTATATTCTGATTTGGTTTGAATAAGGCTTCGTGACAAATATCAGAAATAACACAGGTAGATTTACCGCACTGCCGAGGCATCTTTGCAATACAAAAACGATTTGCCTTAATAGTCTTAACCATTTCCTCTTGAAACGGATACATTGCAAACGGCTTTAGACCCGAATCCACAGTAACAATCATAATATATTTTTTCATAAAATATACAGGATCATTTGAACAACGAACATATTCCTCCACCTGTTCAGGTGTAAAGTTTACAGGAACGTTGGTTCGTTTTAGATTTGGATTTCCAAGATAGGAATCAGGGGTTTTCATTTTCTAACCGTTGTATATCACTCACTTGACCTTTAATTAGTTTCTGTAACTCGGCTGTGCTTCCAACAAATATAGCATTTCCGATTTTAGTTTCCGCATTATTATTAACAACAGTATCCCCAGCCTTAATGTCTTTGATCTGTTTGTGAAGCTGTATAAGGTCTTTATTTGCCTCTGCAACAGTTTTAATGAGTTGTCCTATGACTTCGTATGCTCTTGGAGAGTCTCCTTCAGAGGCAACATGCATAATTCCATCAATAGCCTTAGATCCCTTATCAATTAGAATCTTTAAGTTGTTACGAACCTCGGTATAGTCGACTTCAAAATGCTCTGGTGGTGTTTTTAGATCAACAACAATTTCTTGTGTTTCGTTGACTTTTAACAAATCGCCAATAGATTCTGGAATGTCAGATTCAATACCAAATATTTTATTTAATTTATCACTCATAATCTGTAATTACAGTTTTAATAGACCAATCATCATTAATTGCAATATTATTAATATTGGATTCTAAAACTATTTTATCTCCATTAGTATTTAGCACATATTCTCCATCAATATCTTTTTCGTATACTATAACTGTATGGTGTATGTTAACTACAGGATTTAACCCACTGCTATTATTTATTTTAGTATTATCTTGTCTAAATCTCATAAACTTCCTTCTATGTTATCAAATATATTGATATCTGCTGTTTTAATAAGCCCGCTTGTGTGAACTGGACCGTAAAGAGCAATTTTTGCTGAAAAAGCAAGTTCCCACACAACAACACGAGATGGATCATCTTTTAATATGCCTTCATAGACTTCTGTTGGAGAAATTTGATTAAGAACAATAGGAATATCTAATAATTCGTTTACGTCACCAAGAATATCGGGTTTAATTGTTATATTAAACTGTGGATTAAAAAATGGTAATATTTGCTCAACTATTTGCAATCCATCATCTACATTCTTTACATAGATATACAAAGAAAATCCAATATTATAGGGAACTTCACTGTGATGATACTTTATTTTTTGATCATCTTTTGCTGCATATCTTTTACTAATAATATTTCTTTTTCTTTCAGCATCATATGCTATACTAGTGATAGCAAAAGACATTCTAGGTAATACAATTTGTGTTGCATAATATTTTGGTTCAGAAACATTTATATTTAAACGATAAAACATACGATCTTTTGATGCGTATGACAAGGGAACTTTTATTTTTTGTGTTTCTGTGCCAGTAGCACTTCTTTCAACATAGATGTTATTGAAAAGAGTTCCAAAAGTTACAACAGATTTCCTTACAAGAGAATGGTAAAATGTTCCAAACATTAGTATTTTCCTTCACTAAACGGATCTTTATCTGTAAAATCTAATATTTGAGAAGCATCAAACTGAAGACCAGCGTTATCTGATAGATCTTTAGTATTCATTGTATATTTACCGTCTATATCAGTATCTGTTCCAAATTGTGAAACAATGTCATCTTCAACCTTATCAATTTCAGTAATACCTGTATTGATTTTTTCCATAGAGTATTTAAAGAGTTCACAATCAACCTTTGTTGTGTAAACCTTTCCTTGTTGAAAAAACACGTGTCTAGCGTCAACGTGTTTAATTTCAAAAAGACCTTTTACTGTTGGCATATAGATAAGATCACCGACAACAGGAGCAACAATGTCTTGTAGACGTTGTGTGTCTCCTATATCAATCTTAGAGGCCTCAATAAGAAATCGTTTATTAGAAACAATTAATGAAACATTTTCGTGTATTTCAATTCCAAATTTACTAATAATATCTCCTTCACCTTCAAATCCAGCAAAATTTTCTAGAAACATTTCTATTTTAAAATGATTTGAGAAAAAACTTAATGGGTTTTCTCCAAAGATTAAATCTTTTTCTTTAAAATGTCTAGGTAGATAATAAACATCCAACCCATACATTTTTATAGTTTCAATGTTTAGATCTTCTATAAGATCTTGAGATGGTTTATAGTTTATATTATTTACAAACGGATTTACTGCCATATTATCCTGTTATGAATCCTGGAGGAATTTCATACTTGAGTTGAATTTGTTCTTCGATCTGTTGCATTTCTTGTCTTGATTCTTGTAAAATTGCACTAGCATCAAATGACACTCCACCTGGTAAAGAAACACCAGAAAACTTAGAAAGATTCTGTCCCCATTGGAATTTAATAACAGCAGTACAATATTTCTTTAAAAGAAGATCATTGTAAATTTCTGGATACTTCTGTGGATCTAAAATCTTCCATGCTTCAAACATCATAAAATTTCCAAGTGTTGCTTGTGCTGCCCAATCCATACCAATATAGATACGATTAGTTACACGACTAAACTCAACAATTTTTTCTGGTGTAAGCATATCCTGTAACATCGTCATATGTCGTCTAGTAATGTCGTATGTAATAAGACTGTCACCGTATGTGTTAGTTCTAAGACCATACATATCATTCAAAGCAATTTGATACTTCGCATCAAACATACCTGTACCACCAAGAGTGTCATATAGTTGAAATAGTCTAACCACACTAACTATATCTCTACCTGTAGGATCAATAGCAGGTGCTGCCTTTATTCCCATAGCCAACTCATCTGCAGTTGGTTCAGTTGGTTGTGTTAAATCAATATATTTATTATCAATATCTTTCTGTGTTATTTGTTTGGGTATATAGACCCGCTCAACACCATCAAAATGGTATTCAGAAAAATATTGCAAAGCATCATCTAAACGATCTTCCATTTGTTGATCGTCTATATTGATTTGGATAACAGGATAACCCAACCTTCTCAGGCAGTAATCCTTTAACTCTTGGCGGCTTGTTGGTCTCATTAACAGACTCCTTTTATATATTTATACAAAAGGAGTTTGCTAAAATTATTCAGCAAACAAGTATTGGACCTTTGTAAGGTCATTTACTGATAATTTAACCGAATCTCCTAATGTTTCCATTGAAATTGCCACCCAAGGAACATCTATTTCTTCAGCCAAAAGTTTTGAAAATTCTTTCAAAAATTCTTCTTTTGAATCGTCAGAAACATTAGATTCTGTTTCAGAACCTGTAGAATACTTTTTAACCAATTTAATTCTTTGTTCTTCAACAGTTTTTAATTCACTATTCAATGTATTAACAAGTTTCATTAACTTGAACGACACTGTAATTGGAATTTCTGTATCTAGTAATTTGCCCAAAACACCAACAGAATTATAAATTTCGCCTAACTTCACTTTCATATCAGTAGCTCCTTATTAAATATTAAAAAGATGAACGAGTAAATTTGACATTATATGTCTTTCCAACACCAATAGTATTTAGTAACAATTTGTAACCATTTGGTATGGTTGTGGTAGAAAATGTTAGATTTTTTATGGCATCATTGGTAGTAACATTAGAAGAATATGTTTGTGTTTGTTCTACAATAATACTTTCGTTGGTATTAGAATTAAATGTTATAACTTTAAGTGTAATATATGACGATATAAATGAATTTGTGTTATCTGATATATACAAGTTATATATAGATATATTTTTATTTAAAGCATTAACGTCTAATTCATTTATTGTAGAAGATACATTATATTTTCCTGATGTTATAATATTTGAATTAATACTAGACCCATTTCCATCATTAATTTGTATACCGTTATATATTGGTACAAATCCACCATTAATTTTTGATCTTAATGAAACATCATAATCCAATTGAATATTAGATTTAAATATAATATTTTGTGATCCTTTAACTGGAGCATATACAGAACCATCCCAACCAGCTCCAAGAATTAAATCAAATCCACTTTCTGTAGTCATTTCTAATCTATAAGAATAATCCAACCCTGTTTGGAATGATCCTTTACCTATAATATTTAACGGAATGCTATTAGATATTAATGATATTGATTTATCATTTGATTGGGCGGTTCCTGCAATAATACTTAAAGAATTTGGAATATTTAATGAAATATTACTATCAGATTCATCTGTAAAATAAAATATACCATTTTGCGATTTAATATTAAATGCGCCACTATTATTTGAAAGATTATTTTTTCCAATAACAATATAACTACCTATATTATAAGAGTCAAGAATAAGATTAGCAGTTTGTGTTGTAACTGTGTCTGTTTGATTAACAAGACTTAATATTGGATTTGAATCAACTTGGAATTTAAAAGCAAATTCTAAATTAGAATTATGTGGATTAATATTATTATTAAATTGTAAAACTTTGGTTGAACCTAAAGTTAATAATTTACTATTTAAATCTAAATTTCCACCAAGTTTTGGTGTTAAATCGTTGAATAGTGTTGATTGGGTATTTGTAAATGAAATTACACCAGTTCCTGCATTTTGTTCAATTAACAAACCACCATACGCAGCAAACTTAAATGTCTGATTTGGTGAAGAATATGGATATACATTAATATATTGTGAAGTTTGTAAACCATTAGTATTATAATTTCTTATTTCTAATTTAGATATAGAATTAATTGCAAGTATAGAACGTAGTTGAGTTTGACCTAAAGCAGAAAGTTCATTAGAACTAACTGCTCTTCCCAAAACAGTTCCTGCTGATAAACTCAAATTAGATGGAATGTAATCGGTAAAACCTGAAACTAAACTGCTACTAGCCACCTTAACAGAACATTGTGGCATATTACTAAGATTGATATTTTGTGTATATGTGTCTGTTGTATTATCATATGATGCTGTTAGTGTAATATTAGAATATAAATTTTGCGAAGATCCTAATATAGAACTTGATACAAAACTTAATTTAGAAGCACGTTGATCACCAATAGAACTACCTAAAGTTGAATAAATTGATTTAGTTCCAGTAGATCCACCACTAGATGAAATAATTATATTTGTCTGGTTATCTGCTATTTGTTTTGTCAATACAACATTTTCACCAGCAATAAGATTTATAGTTTCATTACCTATCGTACTTATAATTGGTTGCGTGATATTACTATTTGTTATATTAATTTGTTTAAAATAACTTGTACCACTTAAACCAATAATATTTTTAAGATTAGTTCCTGTTAGACCAGCAAGAACACCACCATTATATCTTCCCAATACTGTATTTGAAGGAATAAATAAATCAGTTACATTATCATCAGTATTATCATTGTTAACTTTAACAGTGTATGGATCCATCGGCGCAAGTTCATTATTTGTAATGGAATTTGCTTTAACTGTAAAGGAAACTGTGGCATTATCGGTTGTGCCAAAAGCCGGATGTATAGTTGAAGTTTCATTAAATTCTAGAACAGAATTACTTGAAGAAGAATTATAATAAGATCCACTGTCAAGTTTAATCTTATTAAATCCTTTAACCAAAGGAGCAATATAAGTTTCTAGATCTAAACTAAATCGTATTTCTTTTTCTACGCTAGTATTTTCGTTTCCTGTTATAATTATACCAGGGCCAGCAATAAAATTTAAAACATCTTCTGATATATTAGCCTCTAATGAAGTACTATTAGTTGAATGAGTTTCATCGGTAATATTAATATATTTAAAAGAATCTTGTAGTGGTTGTATATAACCTGTTAATGAAATGTTTAATAGTTTTCTTAAATCTGTGGAACTTAAAGATGTAATACTGCTTGTAACATTATAATCATCAGTTATTCTTCCCAAAACATATCCAATAGAAGGTCCAGAAGGAATTTGTACATCAACAGGATTTCCTGATGAATCAGATGCCTTGATTGCGTATGCAGGCATTTGAGCAAGAATACTATTTGTTACGCTATCAACA